GGAGCCGTTGGTTCGTCGTCATGCGGGCTGGTAATCACGGACGGAACCACCGCCGCATCGAACAAAGTCATTACGCTGATGCAAAGCTACATCGGCCTCAACATGACCAAGCTGACGAACGCGACCACTTGGAACTCGAATTACATCGCCTACGCACAAGCGACTTCGCGCAATAAGTTTAGCCTTAGGTTAGTCGACGACAATACCAATCGTACTTGGTCAACCTCAACTGATCGAATCAACTGGACGCAAGTCTCTCAGCAGTCTAGGGCCGATTTTTTGACCGCCAGCCATTACGGCTACGGGTGCAATATGACTGGTGTTTCCGGTTACGTCACAATGGTTGTAGAGGGACTCTATGCCCAGTAACCGCGGCGCTGCCGCCAGGAGTGAGTAATGCTACTTGCCACCGTCCTTCTCGTCTGGCTCGACGCCATCAACCCGCCTGCGACGACCTACCACGTCTACCGGGCCGCTGGTGTCTGTGCCACCACATCCCGGTTTGATCGCGTCACAGTGGACCCTGTGGCCGTCAAAACCTACCGGGATTCGCCGGGGCCGGGTAACTGGTGCTACCGCGTCACGGCGCTGTCTAGTGGGCTGGAATCGCCACCATCGGCAGCGGTGGGCATGATCGTTGCTCCGGTGGCTCCAACTGGGCTCACAGCCACGCCCGCCGTCGCCGAAGCATCACCGCCGTGACTGGTCGCGCCTGATGGATTCGTCGGCCGCTACGGCCGCAAAGGCGACACGTTCTATTGGCCTGAGGGGGTGCCTGATCCGACGATCACCGGCACTGGCTGGGGGCTGGTGCGGGGGTTGGATAAAGCTCCGCCCGGAACCACATTTCACGACATCAAAGCCGCTTCACCGTAACTGGTGGGGCGGCTTTTTCTCGTTTACGGGTGCTATATAGCGGTTTGTTTGCGGCGCGTGAGGTTTAGTGTTGACCGGCGCGGCTGGGTGGGTTAGCGTTGGGTTGTGAGCAACACAGGAACCACACAAGAGCAGGGGAAGGCGGTACAAATTACGATACTGTCAAGCGTTCACAAGGACATCATTAAATGCGCCAAAGAGCTTGGAAAGCACCCTGGGCGCCTGGTCGAGTGGGCTTGGGGTGTTGCAAGCAAAAAGGAGAAGGCAAAATGAACGGAACACATCGCTATCCGTCAAACGCCGCCGCGCTACCGCTGCCAGCCGGGGCAAAGCGCGCGGGGGAACTGAACGACCGCTTGATTAAGCAAATGGACGCCGGTCCGGCGTATCACGACCTCTGGACGCGGGCCATTCGCGCCAACGATCGCGGCGACTTTGACGCGGTTGAGGTGCTACTTGAAGAGGCGCGCGCCATGGTTCAGGATAACGGAGGCGCGCTATGAAGCCGAACGCCGACGAATTGCACGCCGCGCTGTGCGGCGACTACTGGGGCGCGCTGCGGTCCATGAAGCGACGCACCGGGCAGGGCTGGGAAGCGGTCATTGCCGCGTTTATGGCTGCCGGCGGTGCCGCATGATCGGCTGGGGCGGCAGGCCGGAAGACCTGCGGACGCTTCAGCGTCGGTCGGATCTGATCGCGGCGGCGGCTGCGCTTGTGTGGGTGGTGGCTTGGGCGGTGACCCGATGAGCCGGCGCACCGATGACACGCCGGAAGTTATCTTCCTCGCGTTGTGGTTTTGCGGCGTGCTGGCGATTGGCTCGTGGGTGCTGGAGGTGTTGGCATGGTAGAGCAATTCGTCCACGCCGCGCGGTTTGATGGGCTGGAGCGGCATGTGCCGGAGGTTTCGCAAGACCCGGCACAACGCCAAGGCTTCATCGGCGGCACCGACGTCGCGCATGTGCTCGGCCTTGAGCCCTACGGCTGCGCGCGCCGGCTGTGGTACCAGAAGACCGGGGCGCCGCCTGACCGTGACTTCCGTATGACCGGGCCGATTGTAGCCGGGAAGCTGATGGAGGACGGCGTAGCGGAAATGGTCAAAGAGCAAACGGGATGGAAGATCCGCCGCAAGCGCGCGACCGCCAACGGCCACGAACTGCAACGGGTTGACCGCGCCATCGTCGGGCACGAATGGGGACCTGGCGTGCTCGAAATCAAGACGGTAAGCGACCGGGCCTACTGGGACTGGAAGCGGGCTGGCGTGCCGCTGGGCTATCTCATGCAGGTGCAGTGGTATATGCGCGTGCTTGGCTGGTCGTGGGCTTGCCTCGCCGCGCTGAACCGGGAGACCGGGCAGCTCCACTTGTTCACCTTCCAGGCGAACGAACAACTCATGGCGGCTGTGGCTAAAAAGGTCGATTGGTTCGTGTCGCACCACGTAGACCAGCGCGTGACGCCCGCATGGCTAGAGGAGCGCGACGGGCGCTGTGAGTCCTGCCAGTGGGAGCCGACGTGCCAGATGGACGAGTGGTCCGCGGTGAGCGACCAAGGGTTAGTCCAAATCGAGGGGCTGCCACCACTGGTGGCAGAGTACCAGCGGGCGAAGGATCTTATTACGCGTGCGGAGAAAATGGCCGACATTCTCCGCACGGGCGACGAATCCGCGGAGGACGAAGCGCACCGGCTTGGGATTGACGCGCTGATGGGCGTTAATGAGCAGGCGGCGGCGGGGAACGGCGAGTATGTGAAGTTTCGGGTGGTGGAAACTTCGCGGGTCGATACCGACGCGCTGAAGGCGAAATACCCGGACGTTTATGCGGACGTGGTAAAGCGGTCGGTGAGCCGGCCGTTGAAGATTTTGAAAATAAAGGGAGCAAAGCAATGAGTACGACACAGCCATCGGCGCAAGCCGTGGAAATGAATCAGGTTCAGGAGATGGAGCGGATTGCCACGCTATTGGACCGCGTGACAGACCAGACGATGCGCCAGGAGGCCGAGCGCATGTTACTCGACCGGGCGCAAGCCTACCACGTCCGCAAGCGGCCGGGGTGCCAGAATCAGGACGAGGTGCAAATGCGGATTGCCGCTGGGCGCCCGTTTGGGCTTGACCGGGATACATCACTGAATGCCTTTGACGTGATTCAGGGCGTGGTGGCGATGCGGGCGAGCCTCCGCGCCGGGCTTCTCCAGCGGCACGGCTGGCACTGGCTGTTTGCGAAGCACGACATGAGTGAGTGCTCGCTGATCGCCACGAAGGACGGTCGGCCATACCTCAACGCTGAAGGCAAACCGCACATCTTCACCTACACCATGGACGACGCGAAGCGCGGCAAACTCGACGGCAAAGAGAACTGGAAGATGAATCCCATGGACATGCTGTTCGCGCGGTGCATCACGCGGCTTCAGCGGCGCGTCTGCCCGGCCGCTACGCTCGGCATGGATATCCCGGACACGACCGAACCGGTGACATTGGAGATGGTCGTGCAGGAGACGGAGCAGCAGCGCGTGGCGAGTAAATCGGCGTCCGCGCTAGACGCCCTCGAAGCCGAACTGATGCGCGAACCCGTGGCGGTGGCGAATGTTTGAGCATGGCGCGTGGTACACGGGCGGCATCGTCGCGGTCGAGTACATCAAGTCCGAAAAGAAGGGCACGCCAGGCCTTCAGATCACCGTTGAAGTGTCCGACCGTGGCACGATCACGGGCGTCTGGTGGCTTACCAACTCGCTCGTCAATAACCCAGACGACAAGGCGGCGAGCAAGGTTCCGCAGTGGGAGGCCGCGCAGATCCGCTGCAAGCAGTTTGGCTGCACGGAGGATGGCTTAGGCCACCAGGAGACATGGCTCCTGCACATCCAAAAGACGTTCATCGGCCAGCAGGCGTCAGTCATGGCCGAAGTCAACCAGTACGGCGACACGTCTGCGCAGGTGGTTTGCAAGCCGAAGGTGGGCGGCGGCGGTGGCTTTGCTCGGGCAGCGGCTACGGCGTCACCATTTGCGGCGCGGCCGGCCAACTCGGACCCGTTCGCGGTTGGAGACGACGACCTGCCATTTTAGACCCGCGGGCAACCGCCCGCGGCCTGCCGTTCCAATACAGCGCACGATCTCGGAAATCCGCGCGGGACGGCAGACCGGGGGCGGCTACGACCTCCAGAAAAGAGGCAGTCTGAGCTTATAAACCACTGAATACACCTGTTGGATTTGGATTCTTGAGGCGGGCCGGGGAGACACTGGCCCGCCGAAAACAAAGGAGAGTTATGCCACGCGAAACATGCCATTGCGGAGAGTGCCAACGGTGCTACCACCGCGCGTATATGGCCGCGTGGCGATGGCGGAAGATCCGCGGGCCGCTGCCAGCAGCATGGGCGGCGCAAGCGCGGACGGAAGCCTGGCAGTTGCAACGCTACATCTGCCCATTGGCAGAGATAGCGAAGTACCAATTTGGCCGCAAGACGACGCGGCCGGCTGCGGAATAGGATAGGGACATGGAAATAGCAACGATTGGACTGTTTTTGCTGGGCGGCGGCGCCTACCTGCGCTGGAAGCCAACGCGGGCGCAGGTGTGGAACTGGATCGCGGCCTGGGCGGCGGCGAATCGTGACGCGGCGATTACGCGGGACAAGATGAAGGGCGTGTATTTGAATGCGGAGGTGCCGAATGGCTGAGAGGACGCTGGCAGAGATAGCGCTTGAAGCATGGTGGGAGCGCGACGAGGCCCAGGCGCACGCCGCGGACCTGAGAGCGGCGCTGGATCTAGCGCGAGTCCAGTTTGATTGGATCAGGCAGAACTCAAAACCGCCCGTCAACGGCTACTCTGAATCGGCGATTTGGGCGGTGGTCGTAACTGCGAGTAGAGATGCTTCGTCCGCCCTTGCCCGCACCCCGGCGCAGTCGCTGGGACGGCTGAAGGCGAAGGCGTCGAGAGAAATGGCGCGATTATTTATGGCGACCAATAAAAGCGACCTGTCGTACTACCAGCGCGATCTAGCCGCCCGGTTCTGCAAAGCCGAAGCCGACCGACTGGAGGCCCTCGATGGACGCTAAACGGCTGGAGGCCCTCGTATACCGCTGCAACGAGGCAATCGAAGATACGGGCAATGGCTTTGGCGCATATTTCGATGCGTCTGACATTGCCGACCTCGCCCGGTGCGCGGCGGCTTGGGCGAAGGTGGAGCGGGCGAAGGAGCACACCGGGAACCATACGTGGTGCATCGTATCCGACCGCCATGGGTTTAGTTTGGATACCGCATGGGCTGGCGAGCATGACCCTAAGCTCACCGCCATCGCCGCCGTCGAAGCCGCGTGGGAGGTGAAGCTATGAGCAGATATTGCAAGATGCCATCTCCGCAGACGGTAGAGATTGCCGGGGTGAAATGGAGAGAGCATTACCAGTGCTATACGGTGAAACTAGTCGGAGTGCTGGAGTTGTCGTTTACTTACCGCACGGGGTTATTTGACGTAATGGCAATGGGCCAGCTTATCGGTGCCGCTGACAATGTAGAAGCGGCTGCTCACATGGCAATTGCCGAAGCGCGGCGGATAAACGCGGCTCTAACGAAGCGACTGGCGGAGATACCGGAGGTGAAGCCGTGATCCGCCGCGTCCGCATGGCCCGCAAGCGGCTGTGGATTGCGCGGGAACTGGCTAAGTCAGCAAATGACCGCTACCGAGTGACGCTTGGGCTAGCGGAGATATACGGCGACGACCCATATCTTGACCGACAATGGCGTGCCGTCCATCGTCACGCAAAGACCCTCCGCGCCATTGAGCGAAGAAAGGACCGGACATCGTGAAGACATTGAGACTCAACCGCGCCGAATCCACCGCCTACGCCAACGGCGAGCGGCGGTTCTGGCGTGCGATTGACCTGCGAAAACAAGGCTTCGACACGGCGCAGCCGCATGAGAACGCGACATGGTGCCGAGAAATCGAGACCAAACTGAGTGAATGGGAGTGGTGGGGACCGATCAACGAGGACGGGCGCGGGCTGAAGTACCAGTGGGGCGTCACCTGCCCCTACGGCGGCGCCGGCGACCGCATCATTCTCGCCGAGCGCAACACCTGCGGGCAGCAGTCGACCATCACCGCCATCACCGTCGAGAAGCGCGGCGGCAAGTGGGGCTGGGTTGTGGAGGTGGGGAATGAGTAAAGGGTCTTTGCTCAAAGGCTGGGAGTCGATGGCTCTCATCGTGCTTGCCTTATTTGGCGTTGTCGTCTTGCTGACTGGGCTGGTCGCATTGCTAGGCTTGACGCTCAAATATCTGGGGATCGCATGACCCCCGCACGCGCGGCTGAGGTGCTGCGGTACAAAAAGCTGGTAGGCCCGGACGACTGGGAAGCGGCCAGAGAGATGGGCGCTGAGGCGCTGGAGTTGCTGGCATGGCTGTTTGGGCGAGACGAGTGGGGATCGTTAAGAGTTATGATTTGCGGCGGTTTGTGGGATGGCAATGGTTCATTCCTAGATCATTGCAAGGCCGAGTGGGAGAAGGAGCGCCGCACATGACCCGCCAACCGCCGGCCTTCGCCCGCATTGCCGAATTTTCCCGGTGCCGGCAGTATCGCTACTGGCTTCAAATCGCCTGGGGTGGGCCAAAGCGCGTCAACTTCCTGATGCTTAACCCATCCACCGCTGACGAGATCGCCAACGATCCAACCGTGGAGCGTTGCGAGCGTCGGGCGCGCGCCTGGGGCTACGGCGGGCTGATAGTTACCAATATTTTCGCCTACCGCGCGACTGATCCGCGCGTGATGCGGGCGCAGGGTGATCCGGTGGGGCCGGCCAACGATGCGTACATTCGCACCGCGGCGGCGATGTCGGATCTGGTGATTTGCGCTTGGGGCGCGCATGGGACATATCGAGGGCGCTCGGTTGAGGTGAGGCGGATTGTGGAGCAGTTTGAGCCGCACGCGCTGCGGGTGTCGAAGGGTGGAGAGCCGTGCCATCCGCTGTATCTGCCGTATGAGTTGGAGCCGTTCAAGATTTGAGCAGTAACCCCGGTTTGCCGACGCGGGGGAGGAAAGGGAGCAAATGAGAAACAAATGGACACCGGGCGACCCATGCCCGCGATGCGACACTCCGCTATGGGCGGAGTCTGACCGGTACAAGCCGGGGCGGGCGATCTGCCGCGACTGCGGATTAGTCGAGCGCCGCGCGGAGCAAGCCGCGGCACGCACCCGCACGGCGAAACCATGCCGGGTGTGCGCGGCGGTCCTCACCGGCAACGACATTCGCCAAGTGGCGTGCAAGCCGTGCCGGGTGGCTACAGCCGAAGCTGCGAACGCCGCGCGGCAGTGCCCTTGCGGGGCGTCGATTGCGCACCGGTCGAAAAACGCGCGGTTTTGCGAAAAGCACTCAGCGCGGGAGCGGGCGAAGGGCGCGACGGCTGGCAGTGCGTCGGCGCAGGCGAAGCGGCGGCAGGCCGGGACGAAACAGCGGCCGGCGGAGATCGCGCCGCGGCTGGTGGCGCAGGCGTGGCCGGGATTGCGCGGGCCTGGCGGGGAGTGGGAGAAGGGGCCGACGACCGTGCAGGGCTGGGCGACGTTGGATGGGGGGCGGGTGTGAGCGGCTACCGGGCGTTTCTTGACGGCAAGCACGTTCAGCCGCAACCATCCGGGATTTCCGGAGAGTTCGACCTGAACAGCAAACTTTTCGGCTTCCAAAAGCAAAGCATCACGCGGGCGCTGAACGCCGGCAAGTTCGCGCTATTCACTGAGTGTGGTAGCGGCAAGACGGCCATGCAAGCGGAATGGGCGCGGCAGGTCTGCCAACATACGGGCGGCGATGCGCTGATATTGGCGCCGCTGGCGGTGACTGCGCAGACCGTAGCTGAGGGCGCGAAGTTCGGCGTTGAGATCACGCAGTGCCGAAGTCAAAAGGACGTGCGCCGCGGCGTCAATGTTGCCAACTACGACATGCTCAAGCATTTCGACGCGGGCCACTTCGACGCCATCGTATTGGATGAGTCGAGCATCCTGAAGAACTTCACTGGCGCAACGCGGAGACTCCTGCAAGACTCGTTCGCCAACACGCCATACAAGCTCTGTTGCTCGGCTACGCCGTCGCCAAACGACCACATGGAGCTCGGCAACCACTCGGAGTTCCTAGACATCATGAGCGGCGCCCAAATGCTCATGCGGTGGTTCCTGAACGACACCATGAAGGCGGGCGGCTACCGGCTGAAAGGCCATGCTGAGGCGGACTACTGGCGCTGGGTGGCGTCGTGGTCGGTGTGCATGGAGAAACCGTCAGACCTTGGGTTTTCCGACGACGGTTGGGTGATGCCAGCGCTGAATATCCACGAGGAGATCGTCTCCGTCGATCAATCCATCAACGCCAACGGCCAACTGTTCCGGGTGGCGGACGTATCGGCGACGGGACTGCATCGGGAGATGCGGCTGACGGCGCCGGCGCGGGCAGCGCGCGTTGCCGAGATCATCGGCGACTCGAAAGAGCCGTGGTGCATCTGGTGCAACACAAACTACGAGGCCGACGAGCTTATGCGCGTGATCGACGGCGCTATCGAGGTGCGCGGTGACGAGCGCACGGAAGCGAAAGAGGAGAAGCTACTCGGGTTCACTAACGGCGAGTTCGAGCGCATTGTCACAAAGCCATCAATCGCGGGTTTTGGCATGAACTGGCAGCACTGCAACCGTCACATTTTTTGCGGCCTGTCCTACTCCTACGAACAGTTCTATCAGGCCGTTCGGCGGTCCTGGCGCTTCGGACAGACGCGGCCGGTTGATGCCTACATGGTCATCGCGGAGACGGAGGGCCCTGTACTCAAGACGATCCGCGAAAAGCAGAAGAAGCACGAAGAAATGAAAGCGGCCATGGTTCACGCGATGGCGGCAATTCAAAACGGGACCGGGCGGCGCCAGCTTGCATCGGCCGTCGGCACAAAACAGATGAATCTTCCGAGGTGGATCTAATGGTCGAGAATTTCAGCATTTTAGACGAGCGGCACGGCCGCAACTGGGCGCTCTACAACGGCGACTGCTGCGAAGTCATCAAGGGTATACCCGACGAGTCGGTAGACCTGACGGTGTTTTCGCCGCCGTTTTCCAGCCTGTACATGTACTCTGACTCCGAGGCCGATATGGGCAACTGCGCGAGCGATGAGGAGTTCTTCGCGCACTTCGGATTCCTCGCACCGGAACTGCTTCGCGTGACGACGACGGGCCGGCTGTGCGTGATGCACGTCAAAGACCTGCCGACGTATCGCAACAGTGACGGCGCCAGCGGCCTACGCGACTTTCCCGGTCAGTGCATCGCCGCCATGGAGCGCGCCGGGTGGACGTTCCATAGCCGGGTTACGGTGTGGAAGTGCCCGGTGACGGAGCGGGAACGGACCAACAACAACGGGCTCCTCCATAAAACCGTGATGCGCGATTCTTCGCAGATCCGGCAAGGCATGGCGGACTACGTGCTGGCATTCCGCAAGACGCCGCCCGGTGACAATCTGAGCACGAAGCCGATTGAGCGTCCGAATGGGTTCGAGCGGTATATCGGCGATCTGGAGCTCGACCCGCGCGAGACTGACCAACACCCGTCGAAATACGCGCGCAAGGGTCGCGACGGACGGACGAGCGTGGAGATTTGGCGTCGGTATGCAGAGCCGGTTTGGTGGGATATCGACCAAACGGACGTGCTCAACTTTCGCATCGCCCGCGATGAAAAGGACGAGAAGCACATCTGCCCGCTACAGCTCGGATTGATTCGCCGGTGCCTGGAACTGTGGTCGTCGCCGGGTGATGTCGTGCTGTCGCCGTTTGCTGGCGTCGGCTCAGAGGGGTTTGTTGCGCTGGACGAAGGCCGCAAGTTCATCGGCATCGAGCTGAAGCCGGGTTACTTTTCGACGGCTGTAAAGCACCTGGAAAGCGCAGAAGCGTATGCGGGCGCGCAGGGAGGGCTATTCGATGCCATCGACTGACAATCCCATCGCTACCGCCCAGCGCGAACAGCGGGAAGCGGCGGCGCGGTACACGATCAAGCAGCAGCGCGAAGCCGCGAAACGCTGGCGAAAAGACAGGCACCCCGGCGCCTGGGATGGCCTGTGCGATTGGCTAATGGAAGAGTGCCTGTTATCGCAGGAGGCCGCAAAATGACCCGCCAATGGACCCTACGCGAATCCCGCACCATCGCCGAACGGGTGATGGATTGGCAGGTATTCGAGTTCCGCGGGCGACTGTGGCTGCGGAACTTTGACGACAGGCCGAAGTGGATGCAGTCATCGGAAGTTCCCGACTGGCCGAACGACCCGGCGGCGGCGGCGATGGCGCTGGCCGCGATTCAGATGGACGGCGTGAGCACTTGGCAGCGCTGGGAGGCGGAAAAGCGTGCATATGTGGTCACCTTGCATCACCAGCACGACGCGCGCTATCCGGTCATGCGGGAGGCGCGGGAGTGGTCCGAGGCCGTGATGCTGGCGGTTTTGGCGGCGGTGGAGGTATGAGGGATTTCCACCAATACGCCGATGAGCCACTGAAGCCATATGTGCCAAATTCCATGCGGCGACTTGGGCACAAGGCAGATGGAGCGATTGCGGTGAGGCAGCGGAGCCACGTGCAGGCTGATTGGACATAGGAGGAGATGTTTATGCAGGACGATGAGGCCAGAAAAACCATTCGATATCCACGCGGTGAGAGGCCATGAGGCCGCCCGACGTCGAGCTCGTCGTCCTTGGCGTGCCAGGGCCGCAGGGCTCGAAGCGTCACGTAGGCGGAGGGCGCATGATCGAATCGAGCAAAAAAGTGAAGCCATGGCGCGATTCCGTGGCCTGGGCTGCGCGGGAAGCCATGGCGGGCCGGCCACCGATAGATGGGCCTGTGCGATGCCAGATGGTGTTCGTATTTCCGCGGCCGAAGTCGCGCAAGCGGACGGCGCTGCATGACCGCAAGCCGGATCTCTCGAAGCTCATCCGCTCGACGGAGGACGCGCTGACCACGGGCGGGGCCTGGGCGGACGATGCGCGGGTAGTGGAGTATGTGACCACATCCAAGCGGTACGCCGATGAAATGCCACCGGGCTCCATTACGAGCGGCGCCGCGATCCGGATATGGCGGGCCGTCCCATGACCATCCTCGAACAACTCAAGCGCGCCGGTGCCGTGCTAGTGCGCCAGAAGAATCACCAGGTGTGGCGCTTGCCGAACGGGAGGCGTTACGTGATGGCGACAACGCCTAGCGATGGGCGGGCGGGTAGGAATCAGGCGGCCGTGCTGAAGCGGCTGATGCGGGCGAAGTAGACGGAAAGAGGAAGCTAATGACACGATTTGAGAACGTGGCGGTAGAAATCGCCAAGGGCGCGGCCGTAGATAAACAAACGGCGCTGGCGATGGGTGGCGGGCAAGCGTATGCGCCGCCACAGGCCAGCGGCCAGCCGACCTATTACGCGCCCCCACCGCTGCGGACGGTGCCTATCGACCCATCGTTTACCGACCTGACCGGGAATAAATTCGGGCGGCTGACCGTGCTGGGTTTGGCAGCCGCAGGGATAGACGGGAAGAAAAAGCGCTGGGCGTGCCGTTGCACCTGTGGAAAGTACTCTACCCATCGACCGTCCGCGCTGTTAGCCGGAAATGAGGACCGGTGCCATGATTGCCGTATTAAACGAGCGGCAACCGATGGCATCGGCGGGCGCTGTGTTGTGTGCGGTGGGCTCGCTCGGTTTATGCCCTATTGCGGCAAGTGCGGGCAAGCGCGCGGGCGGGAAGCACCTAGCGTTATGCAGATGGCCTTAAAAGGAGGCGTATAATGGCACGCGCCCGTAACATCAAGCCGGGATTCTTCGAGAGCGACGACCCGGCCAAGGTCGGCTATCCGCAGCGCCTTCTGTGGATTGCCATGTGGACGCTTGCGGACAAAGAGGGCCGCTTGGAGTACCGCCCGACGCGGCTCAAAAAGTACGCCTTCGGCTTCGATCCGGCGACCGTGGAAGACGTCGCGCAGTGGGTTCACGACCTCCACGACGCCGGGCTGATCGTCCTCTACCCGGTCGGTTCGGTCGAGGTAATCCAGTGCGTGAACTTCCTGAAACACCAGCGGCCGCACTATAAGGACCCGGAAAGCGAGTATCCGCCGCCATCAGGCCAAATCAATCATAGGCCGATGATAGAGCAAAATCCCAGGATTCCCCAGGATTTGCCTCTATCATACGTCAATGATAGGCCGATTCCCCAAAGTTCCCCAGGATTCCCCAGGATTCCCCAGGATTTGGGCCTATCATCGGCCAATGATACGTCAATGATAGACGATTTCCCCAAAGTTCCCCAGGATTTGCCTCTATCATTGGCTGATCATAGGCCGATTCCCCAAAGTTCCCCAGGATTTGCCTCTATGATAGGGGGGTCTCCCGGTATGAATGTGGAATGTGGAATGTTGAATGTGGAAGGGGGAAGGGGGAATGGCGCGCTGACGCCCGCCCCGCCCCCGCCTCAGCAACTCCGCATCGACGACAACGGCCCCGAACCAGACGAGCTTTTCCAGACCGCGGCGAAGTTCGCATGTGAGCACCTGCCAGCAGGCGGCGATGTCGGACTAACGGCATCGGCCATGCGCAGCGAGTTCCAGAAGTCGGCCAGCTTCGAGGGCAACCCGGCGGGCTTCTGCCTGAGCTTCACCGCCAGCGTCCGCAAGTGGCGGGCGGCATACGACGCAAACCCGGATCTGCGGACGAAGCAGGCGCAATGGTGGACCCGCGACGGCACGTACTCGCAATCACCGCCAGCACCACGGGCGCCGCGAAGGTTTGGGCCGGTGGACCTGAAGGCCGGGCTGGAGGTGGACGATGCCCTGTAATCGCGCCAAGGCCACCGCCCAGCTCAACCGCATGTCGAATCTCCAGGGGTTCGGCTTCATGGCGCCGGAGACGTTCACCTCGCTCATTGACGTTCTCGCCAGCCATTCCGACGACGCAACGCACGCTCGGGCGGCGGTGGATCTCATACTAGGCCGCAAATCGCTTCCAACGGGGCCGCAAGACATCGCGGACGCCTTGAACGAGGCGAAGCATGGGCAGCCGGTCAACGAGGCACCTCGGGCAAATACGGGAGGGTGCGGGCGCGAGGTGCCTGGGCTCACGTATTGGGACTACGATCCAAACTCGCGCGGGCTCGAAAAGATCCACCACCCGGCACGATGCGCAGGTGGAGAAATCCGCGTCACCAAGTGGGTACGGGTGCAGGGCATGGTGGACGAGCAGGGCAACCAGCTGAAACAGCCGTACGAGTTGAGCGGAAAGTGTCGCTGCGCGGGTGGCACGCTATGAAACGAGTTCTATCCGAGCATCTAACCAGCCAAGCGGCAATTGCGCGACTGAATACGCTGGTTGAGGAGCAGTGTCGGGTGATATCGGCGCTAGAGCAGCGGCTGACAATGCAGGGCGGTCGGATACGGGCGCTGGAGCTGGATCGGGAGACGCTCAAAGAATCCCCTTGACATTCCAAGAACCGTCTTGTACAGTTCGTAATTGAGCATAGCTGTTTGCTTAACCTCCGACGGGGTTTGAACTGGCGGTAAACGTCGCCAGCCCTTACGGGCTCCCAATCGAGGAGATGCGCTTGGACACCTTGAAACTGGCCGGACCGACTGTGATTTGTGAAAACGCAAGCGGTAAGCGGCGTTCAATCAGCCTTGCAACCTTGCGCATCCTCAAAACCGCCGGCCGCGTGGCTCGTTTGATTCAGCGCCGCAAAGATAAAGCGGTAACGCGGGTTTTCCTGTTAGCCGAACCGAACGAGATCGCCACGCGGATTACGGCGCAGGCTACTGTGGTTAAGGTGCTTCCGAATACCTACACCCACCGCTCTTCGCTGATGGCTGGTCTGTGATGGAAGACGAAGTCGAGCGTTACGCGCAAAGCCTGATCGACGGCACTGACTACGCGAAGCAGAAGGACCATGAGGCACGTGTTCGCATGGTGGCGAAGTATTACGGCGTCAGCGTGAGCGACATGCACACTATCGAGAATGCCCTGATGCTTCCCATTCGTGGCTTGATTCAAGAGGCCGTCGCAAAAAATGCCGAGGAGATCGTAAGGGTGTTCGTTCGCTTATGCCAACCTCACCGCCCCGCTGGTGCTCCCGATGCCGAGAGGCCCACGCCGGCGCCTGCCCCCAACGCCAGCCGCGGGTAGACCATAGGCCACACGCTACAGCGCGTGGGTATGACGGTAGGTGGCAGAAGATCAGGGCGGCGAAGCGCGGACGTGATCCGCTGTGCGAGTGGTGCAAGGAAGCAGGCCGCGTGGTACTAGCCGAGCTAGTGGACCACTTCATGCCACTGG